AGCAGCGTTTTCGGAGCGAAAAAACTCTGTGGTAGTTCAGTCCTTGACAAAATCATTTATTAATGGTATAATAGGTATATTAAATTAGGAGATACTATGAGAAAAAACCCAAGTGTATTAAGAGATTATGTAAACTTTGTGGATACTGTAACAAGTGATGCAAGTAAATACCCACTAGACTTTTCAGATGCATTAGGCATTATGATAGAAAATGGTATTGAACCTCAAAGACTTATCACAGCCTCTATAGGATTGTCTGGTGAGGTCGGTGAGTTTAATGACATAGTAAAGAAGTTACTCTTTCAAGGTAAAGAGATAGATGACGATACGAAGAAACATCTAAAGAGTGAACTAGGTGACATCTGTTGGTATATGTCACAAGCGATTATCGCACTAGATACTTCATGGGAAGAAATCTTTGATATCAATGTGGATAAACTGTCGGAACGATATCCAGGCGGCTTTGATGCCTTGAAATCTGCGAGTCGGAAAGAGGGTGACATATGAGTAAAGTAACTGAAAGAATGAAAGAACTGATGATGCCTATCGATCAACAGATAATGATGTGTGATGACAAAGAAGATATTCTTATGTTAGCATGTATAATGCTTGAAACTTCTAAGAGAATGTTAGATGCACAGATTGGTTTTAATGGTAGGACAACAATAATTAATAATTGCAATAATACAAGGAGTGATATAAGTGAGTGATTTTTTAAAAGATATAATTAAACAAACTGGAAATGAGTATGCAGCTCTAGTGAGTGATGGTGTAGAGGGTGCAGATGTCGGTGGTTTCATTGATACTGGTTCTTATATCTTCAATGCATTACTGAGTGGAACGATATATGGTGGACTTCCCTCTAATAAGATTACTGCAATCGCTGGTGAGTCTGCAACTGGAAAGACGTTCTTTGTTATGGGTATGGTTAAATCATTCCTCGACTCCAATCCAGACGCTGGTTGTTTGTACTTTGAATCGGAAAGTGCGATTACCAAACAGATGGTTATTGATAGAGGTATAGACCCATCAAGAATGGTTATGATACCAGTAACAACAGTACAAGAGTTTAGAACACAAGCAATCAAAGTGTTAGATAGTTATCTTGCAAAGAAAGTGGAAGACAGACGCCCTATGATGATGTGTTTAGATTCACTTGGTATGTTATCGACTACCAAAGAAGTTGAAGATACTTCTGACGGAAAAGAAACCAGAGATATGACAAGAGCTCAAGTGTTGAAGGCTGCATTTAGAGTTCTGACTTTGAAACTAGGTCGTTGTGGTGTTCCTATGGTTGTGACCAATCACACATATGATTCAATGGGTTCTATGTTCCCTACCAAAGAAATGGGTGGTGGTTCTGGATTGAAGTATGCAGCTTCATCTATTATCTTTTTATCTAAGAAGAAAGAGAAAGATGGTACGGAAGTTATTGGTAACATTGTGCATTGTAAGAATCATAAGTCAAGATTGACTATTGAGAACAAGATGGTAGATGTTCGTTTGTCTTATGAGAATGGACTTGATCGATACTATGGACTCTTAGAACTTGCAGTCAAGTATGACATCTTTAAACAAGTATCAACAAGAATACAATTGCCTGATGGTAAGACACAGTTCGGTAAGACGATTATTAATAATCCGACTGAATACTTTACTGAAGATGTAATGAAACAGATTGATGATGCAGCCGCAAAAGAATTTAGATATGGAGGTCATGTTGACCAAGACTTATAAGTCTATGTGGAAACAATACACATACTACTATGCAGTAATACTCTGCATAGTGTGTGTCGTGGTGATGAGTGGTTGTGTCGGAAATATGCCTTCTAGTATTGAAGTTGCAGCACAGCTGACAAAGACTGTATATAATAAATGTTCAGACCTTGACAAATGGGATTGTTTATGGTATGATAAGAAGTATTAAAATGAAAGTAGGCGATAACCTTTATGGTTACAAGTATTGTGAAATGATGAGAGAATTATATTATATTATGATAAAGTGGACTAACACCTTGAGTGCAGCTGCGATAGACTTGAAGTACTACTAGAATTTTAATAACGAAAGGATAAAATAATGAAGACAATACTAGCATATATACTCTTTTATATTGGTGATACAGTATGGAATATAATTGATACTGGAATATTACCAGACAAGTTGTATGATAATGGTTACACCATCTATCAAAAAACCATGCGTTGGAGTTCTGAACTTGATACTAATGATAAGGTATGGGGCCCAAACTTGATAGATGATGATGATGAGTGATGAACCAATCAAATTTGAAGAACGAATGTTTGATCATATAAAAGTTGATAAGAAGAAACCAACTAGATTGTTTGATGATTGTTTTCAACAAGGTATGGGAACTGAACAAATGGCTCCTTTACTTTATTCTCTTGTTCGTTTTGTACGACCACAGAATATATTAGAAATCGGATTGGGTTATACAACCCCTTGGCTTGCAAAAGGATTAGAGGATAATGAAGAAATACATATTGACGGAAACGCAGATATGGAATACTTTGGCAAACCTTATAAACCAAAACTTATTTGTATAGATGACATGAGTCAAAAAGAATCCTCTGCATCACAAGCTGCAATGAAGTATAAAGACAATCAATATGTTGAAGTTATAGAAAGTCGTTTTCAAAATAAAGCACAAGAGATAAAAGATAAGTTTGGTATGATAGATTTTGCATGGTTTGATTGTGGTGGACACAAAGAGTATGGAGAATTTTTAAATGAATATTTACCTATCTGTTCTGGATACGTTCTATTACATTACACTTATTATAGAGGTAAACCTAATCCTAATTATACTGAAGTTGAAACATATTGTTCGCATGAGGAATGGGAAAGAGTTGATCTGATTGAGCCACATAAATATCGACAAGGAAGTTTTACTATGTTAAAGAGAAGAATGTGATATGATGATACCTAACTATGAATTTAAAATGAAACGCCCAGTTTATGATGTAAATCTTTTGGGAACTAAAAAGTTAGATAAGATTACACACGATACACTCATTCAAAAAGTAATTGCGTATCCAGATGTGATGGAGCATAAAACAAACGTCAAAGCGAATATGACTGACTGGCGTATGCATATGAAAGATGATGATTTTGGTAAACTATCTTCTATTGTTGAATCAATCGCAAAGGAAATGCGATATGGTTCTACTCATGTGGATGGTGATACACACACAGTAAGAAACAAAGGACAATCTCCTAGACTTATGACGGATGAATGTTGGGGTGCATCTTATGGTAAAGGTGAGTTTACGCAAGAACATTCTCATTGGCCTGCATTGTGGAGTTGGTGTTACTATCTTCAAGTTACAAAAGGAAGTAGTCCACTAGTCTTTTCAGAAGCTGGTATTATGTTTGAACCTAAAGTCGGTGACCTTGTTGTGTTTGACGGACAAGCAATACATTCTGTTCCGCCTTGTGAGTGTGAAGAAAAAAGAGTAATGATTGCTGGTAACATAGTTGCCATTTCTCCAACCCTATTTTTACACCTTGCATCTGATCCAAATAAACAGTTTGTATAAATATAATTTCCAAACTTATAGAGGAGATAGAAACTGGTCAAATATAGAGTTTGCTCTAAGCAAGTTCTTCAGAAAGATTTGAAGTTAGTTGATGCCCGTAAAGTACTTTCCACATACAATGAAAATAATGAAGATGAAGAACTAGTCTACGAGCTAGAAAAATATAACGATCCTAAACCTAAAACTTTGCAAACTATTTTTGTTACGGATAAGGAACACCCAAACCTAAAAGTACCCATAAGAAAAAAGATATAGTTAGACCTTATAAATAACATTGTAAGGAGTCTAACTATGTCTGAAAATTATTTTATGGGTCTTGATGGCTTTGTTTGGTTTACTGGAGTTGTCGAAGATCGCAATGATCCAGATGCACTTGGTCGTGTTCGTGTTCGTTGTCTTGGTTTTCATACAGAAGATTTAAATGACATTCCTACAAAAGATTTGCCTTGGGCAACAGTTATGCATCCAGTTACAGACCCATCAATGCAAGGGTTAGGTAATAGTCCATCTTTTCTTGTTGAAGGTTCTTGGGTAATTGGTTTCTTTTCAGATGCAAAAGAGAAACAACAACCAATCATTATAGGAAGTCTGCCTGGGATACCATCAAGCAACCCAGACCCAACAAAAGGTTTTAGTGATCCTCGTGGCCCTACTGCAACTCA